CAGGCAAAAAGAGTTTTACAAATGTAGCAACTTTATTAAGACAGAATGATATTATGGAATCACAATCTAAAATATCATCAAGGAGTGCATTAAATTATAATCAGATTTCTTTATATATTAACAAGGGATTTGCAAAAAGAGCCGAGAAGATGAGTGAGTTAGAGTTTATTTTAAAAGATTTAAAAGGAGAAGTGGTTTTAAATAATGAACAGCTTAGGTTGATTGAAAAACCTAACAAGGAAATGACCGGCTCACAGTTTTGGAATCTAGCTACCATGTATCACGATATAACGGGAATGGCTATTATTAGAAAGATAGGTAATGGTAGAGTTTGGAGTGAGAGCAAGAAAGTGGAATCATTACAGATTTTAAATTCTGCTTATGTTGAAATTCAAGAAGATACAACTACTGGGAAAATAAAACATTTTAAATATTCAAATCCTGTTACAAAGGAGGTTGAAAATATACCTTATGAAGAATGTATCTATTGGTATATTCCTGACCCAATGAACGCAAACCTACCTATGCCTCTACTTCTTTCTGGCTTACTATCTATCCAATCAAACTTGGAGGCAGAAAAACAATATAATGCCACTCTAAAGAATGGTGGAAGTATTGATGGACTATTCAGATTTAAAGAAAGTGTTTCAGTTGAAAAGGTTGAACAGCTTAAAACAGATTACGCACGATTATTAAGAGATAATAAAGGAGCTAATGTCCCACTTGTGCTTGGAGGAGATGCCTCTTTTGAAAGGATAGCTCTATCTCCACAAGAACTACAAACAATAGATAATAAGAAAATATTGCTTGATGATTTATTGGCTATTACTGGAGTTCCAAAATCTCTTTTAGGTATTACAACCGGAGAAACATTTTCTAATGCAGATACTTCATATAAAATATTCTTGAGAGAAACTATAAAACCTCTAGCAAATTCTCTAGTTGATATTCTTAATTATGGATTGATAGATGAAAGATATGATTTGGATTTCATAGACCCAACACCTGAAAATGTAGAGGAGAAATTAAAAGTATTGGAAGTGGGAAATACAGTTAATGCTCTAACTTTAAATGAGAAAAGAGAGATGCTTGGTTTAGAACCTAAAAAAGGTGGAGATGAAATAGAGGAGAGAGTAACTACTTACGAGGAAAAAAAAAATCTAAAAACTGTTAAAGAGTTTGTCCACCCATTAAGAAGTGAGGAATACAGAGATAAATATTATGCAGATTTTTTGAAAGGTGTAAGTAAGAATAAGATTAAATTCAGAAAGGAATTAAATAAATATTTTATAGGTCAGAAACAGAGAGTGTTAGAATCTATTAGAAGCCTAAAGAGTATTAAAAAAGCAGATGACTTCGCCTTTGATGTATTAAATGAATCTTTAGAGATAGCTTATATGAATCCTTTACTTGTTACTATGAGAGAGATAGTGGAAGATGAGGGAGGTAAAACTGCTAATTTGTTTAATCACAACTTTGCTTTTAACTCATCTGTTGATACATCAGTTAATGCTAGGTTCGCTTTCTTTGCAAAAGAAATTAATAAAACAACTGCTAAAGTTCTAAAAGATGAATTTGCTGATTGGTTTAAAAACAAGGAAACTATTGCAGAATTATCTTCTAGAATTTCTGATGCTTATGATTTTGAAAAGACAGAGAAGTGGAGGGCAGATAGGATAGTTAATACAGAAGTCAGCACGATAACAAACCTTTCAAGAAACGAGGCTTATAAACAAATTGGGATTGGTGTAAAGATTTGGGTTCATAGAGCTGGAATAAAAGGAGGGATAAGAGAGAGCCACGCACATATGGACGGAGAGGAAGTAAAATATTCTGAAAGATTTAGTAATGGAATGTTGTATCCACACGAACAGGGAGCATCTGCTAGTGAGGTCATAAATTGCATGTGCACATTCTAGATTGTGTTGTTGCTCGTTTTATAAGTGCTATAATAAAAACAAATGAAAGTTAATACACAAGAAAAATTTTACAATATTACAAATAAAAGTTTAAGTGAACTTGGAGTTGCTAACCACAAAGAGCTTTGGGATAAAGTTGGGAAAGATTACGAGGGTTTATCTATGGAACTTCCTGCAACTTTTGAGAAAAGTTTAAAGACTACAAAAAAGGGAGAGGAAAAGGAGATTTATATAATGACTTTATCTACTGCTGATGAAGATAGACACGGAGAGATTGTTTTTCAGGATTGGGATTTAAAATGGTTTAAGAAAAATCCTGTTTTACTTGATTCACACAATTATAGTTCTATTGAACACATTATTGGTAAGTTAAAGAATATCAAGGTTGTTGATAATAAATTACAAGCAGAAGTCGTTTTCAATCTTGCGAATTCTAAAGGTGTATTGGCAAAAGAAATGGTTGATGGTGGATTTCTTAATGCTAACTCTGTTGGTTTTATTCCTAAAGAATTTGATGATAATGGTAATATATTAAAATCAGAACTATTAGAAGATTCTTTGGTTTCAGTTCCTGCTAATGCTAGGGCTTTGTTTGAAAAGAAAGTTAAGGAGGTTGAAATTGAAGTTGAGGAAATGAAAAAAGAAGTTGAGGAAGATACTACTATTCATATTATTAAATTAAATTCAATAGATAAAAAACAAGTTATTCTAAAATCTATTAAAACAAGTCTTATTCAATTACAGAAAGAGGAAAGAATGAAAGAGAAAAGAATGTTATTCCAAACTCTACGAAACTTGTAAGCGAGGATAATCGGTATACTTCTCTGCTAACCGACAGACCTGCAAAAAACATTACTAATTAATTAATAATAATTATGACTAAAATGACTAAAGCTGAATTAGAGGCAAAGTTGAAAGACCTTGAAACTGAAGAAGCTGTTGAAGAAAAAGAAACACCTGTTGTTGAAGAAGAAACACCAGTTGTTGAGGAGGGAGATGTAGCAGAAGAAGTTGAAAAAGCATTTGCTCGTTCAACAAAATCTATCCAAAAAACTCTAGGAGAGAAAATGGATTCAAAGATTGATTCTTCTATTGCAACTATGAAAAGTGATATTGAAGATTATGTTAAAACTCTAGGAGCTAGTTCTAAAGCAACTGCAAAACCTATGATTAGTTTTGATATGGAGGCTTACGAGGCTTTCACAAAAGGACTTGATAAAGGAAAGAAAGTTGATTTTTCTGTTGAGTTAAAAGATTTTGATATTTCTAGAGTGAAAGATGCTGGAGATATTTCTATTGATAGTTCAATCACAGGAGAACTTCCACAAGCTGAACTTGATACTATGGTTTCAAGAGATGCTCAAAGAAGTCCTTTTATTGAGGAACTTGTTAGAGTTGGAGTTATTAGTTCAAACTTAGATGCTTGGATTGAAACAACCGGACAAGAGGGGGTTCCTCTTTCAGTTGCAGAATTAGACGAACTTCCACAAGCTGATTACGACTTTGCTCGTAAAACTGCTGAAGTTAAGAAAATTGGTGTTTATACTAAATACTCTGCAGAAATGGCAGAAGATTTACCAAACCTAGTATCAGAAATTAAAAACTTCTTGGTATCAGATTTGAAAAAAGAAATTGATGGTCAAATTCTTAATGGAGATGGGGCTGGAGAAGATTTAACTGGTATCATAGAAAACGCTACTGCTTACTCTGCGGGAGATTTCGCCGGTGCTGTTGTTGAGGCGAACCAGTTTGATGTTATTGAAACTGCTGTATCACAAATTCTTACAGGACTTCATAACCCAACTGCTGTTATTCTACACCCAACTGATGTATCTAAAATGCAATTATCAAAGGGAAATGATGGGCATTATGTTCTTCCTCCTTTTATTTCTGCAAATGGAACTACAGTTTCAGGTGTAAGAGTTGTATCTAATACAGGTATTTCTGCAGGAACTTTCCTAGTTGGAGATTTCTCAAAGTCTACTGTTAAATACAAAAGAGGTCTTACTATTGAAATGACTAATACAGACCAAAACGATTTCATTAAAGACAGATTTACAGTTAAAGCTACCGCTAGATTGGTTCATAGAGTTCGTGAAAACGACTATGAGGCTTTCGTGTTTGGAACTTTCTCAACTGCAATTACTGCTCTTGAAACAGCTAGTTAATCTACTGATAGCACACAGGATTAATTCCTGTTTGTTATTCAGGCGATTAGGTATAAAATAAAGATATGTTTAAATATAAAACAAAAACTGGAAAGATATTAAAATCTAAAAAGCCTATAAAAGGAGCTACCAAAAAAGGTTATAAGCTTATTACTTGGGGGAAAGATATGATGATGAGGGCAAGTCAGATAATTAAAAAATAATGGATAAACAATATACATCAGCAGAAGATATAGAAAATTACTTGGGAATTAATATTGCAGATGAGTTTGAATCACAGATTGATGATTGGATAATCGCTATGTCAGATTATGTCGCCATAAGAACTAATAGAGAATGGTTGGCTGATGTAACAGCAACCACTAGAGTTTTTAATGGGAACGGATATTCAAGTATTCAGGTTGATGATTTTATTGGTATTATTAAAGTTGAAGTTGGAAGTGATTTCTTGGAGGATATGGAAGAAGTTTCAGAATATGTTACTCACCCTTTTAACACTAATAGCAAAAACACGATTATATTAAAAAGCGATTCTTTTGATTCAGGGATTCAGAATGTTCGCATAACTGCTAAATGGGGCTACCTTTCAGAAGTTCCAGAAGATATTAAACACGCAACTACTGTTCTTGTTGGAGGTATAGTTCTAGCTCAATCTAATCAAGACGGAGAAGTTGAAAGTGAAAGGATTGGAAATTACACAGTTAAATATGCAACTGAATCTCAAAAGAGTGATTTTCAAACAGCACAAGAAATAATCTCAAATAGAACTCTAATAAGAGTATGATTTCACGATTTTATACACAAACTGGAACTATAAAAAGACTTCAATGGACAGTTGATGATGATAATAATGATATTGCAGAGGAAGTTGCTGGAGATAATATAAAAGGACACTTGCAACAAGCTAGTGCAGAATTAATATCTAATCTAGCTGATAGATATACTATCTCTCACATTTATTGGTGTGATGTTGATTCTGAAGTTAGGGTCGGAGATGTTATAGAGATAGGGGTGGAAAGATATGGGGTTAGGGGAATACAAGACAATTCTTTTGTAGGAACTAATAAACACCTAGAATTACAGTTAGAAAGGCAGACAGATAACTTGGGGTCATAGGCTAATTGCTGTGAAATTGATTGTAGTTGAATGTAAATAAGAAAGTTATATGAATATACAACTAGAGTATGAATCTCTTAAAAAGGCAATAAAAAAGAACCCTGAAATAGTTGCACAGGAAACTAAAAATTTCCTATACAGAGCCAGTATAAGATTTGAATCTAAGAATGCATCTTCTCCGTGGCGAGTAGGACAAACTGGTGGTGGTTCTCCTGTTGCTACTGGTAATTTACTTCGTTCACACGATAGCAAAATAGAACCATTTAAATTAACTTATTTTCAGAATGATAGAAAAGCAGATTATGGTGTGTATGTTCATAAAAAAAGACCGTGGTTAGATTGGGTTGAAAATCAGAGCAAGGCACAAATTAATCAAGATGCAGAAAGATTATTAAAAAATATTACAGATGCTCTAGGGGATAAATAGAGTATAATAAAAATATATGAAAGAATTAATAGACAAATTAAAAACAGAATTAGCTACCATCGGGGGTTTCCAAGAAGTGTTTATGTATAGAGGAGCAGAACCAAAGGAATATCCAGCTCTAATTTGTAATTGGGAAAGTTCAAACAATAGTTTTGAAACTAATCAAGAAAATATGAGAGTTGCTACATTTAAGATTTACGCAATAGTAAATGTATCAGGTAAAAGTCAACAGAGTATTGATGAGGTTGTTATCCCAAAATTATATGACAAATTGTCTGCTTATTTTGATGAGAATTGGAATGGGAATACTGTTGAGGGACATAGAACTTGGAGTGTTTTATCTCTAGCAAATTCAAGTATGGCGATTGAAGATAAAAATAAGATTGCTTATCTTGATTGTGTTTTAGAAATTAAATATTTGAAAGATAATTAACAGACATTCGGTTTATAAGTGCTATAATGAAAGTAAATGTGAGTGTCCAACCACATTAAATTAATAAATTAACAACAATAATATGGAATTTATAGGAAAAGAAATAGAATTGGGAGTTGCTTTAGAAGCAACAATCGGAACAGCAGAAACTGTTGCCGACAAATGGGTTAAGAAAGTTTCAGCCGACATAATGGCTAGAACTGAAAAGGTAATAGACGATAGCACACAAGGAGTATTAGAAGACTCACAAAATTCAAGAATAACAAAGAAATTCTTTGATGGAGATTTATCTGCAATAGTTCACGCTGATGCAATTGGTTATTTCTTCTCACAAGTTCATGGAGCAGTTGATTCAACTGTTGTATCAGGAGCAGTTACAGACCACGATTTTACAATGCTACAAAACATTGTTCATCCAACACTTTCTGTTTTTGCAAAAGACGGAGGTGTTAGTCAGGAGGTTTATAACAATGGAGTTGTAAACACTTTAGAAATTAGTGCATCTTTAGATGACTTCGTAAGATATACAGCAAACATTATTGCTAGCGAGGGAGTAACAAATTCAGATACACCTAGTTATGATACTGAATACGATTTTATCGGAAAAGATATAACTGTAAAAGTAGCAGATACAGAAGTTGGTTTAGGAAGTGCAGATGCTTTATGTTTGAAAGATTTAAGTATTTCTTTTGACACAGGAGCAATTACAGATTATTGTTTTGGTTCTTATAATCCAAGTAATATCTATAATGGAAAGATGTCAATTGAGGGTTCATTTACTAAAAACTTAGAAGACGAAACTTTCAAAGACTTATTTACAGGAGATGATGCTGTTTATATGGAAATTGAAATTGCAGGAGATACTGTATTGGCAGGGACAAACTCTCCGACAATAACAATTCTATTAAACAAAGTTCAGGTTCAAGATTGGTCAAGAAGTGGGGGAGCTGATGAATTGGTTACAGAGGAAGTTTCATTTAAAGCTTTCTACAATAATGATGACAGCCAGCAATCATCAACAACACTAAGAAATGTTACAACTTCATACGCAGTAGGTTCTTAATAGATTAATATTAAAATTATGATAGTAAAATTATCAAAATGTGAGGTTGAAATAAAAGAGGCTTTTACTTGGGGAGATAGAGAAAAGATACAAGCAACTTTAATGAAAGGAGCTAATATTAATTCAGCCAATTCAATAGGAGCAGATGTTGGTTTTGATTTTGACACAGATGCTATGCTTGAAAGTAAATACAAAGCTCTTGAATGTGCTGTTGTTAAAATTATGGAAAAGAAAGATGAGAAGTTAGAAGAAATTAAATGGTCAAAAGATTGGCAGGATAATCTTACTGTTGAAGATGGAGATAAACTTATGGAGTCTGTTGATGCTTTGTCAAAAAAAAAATAAGCATTGATACAAGTGAATTGAGGAAACAATTAGATGGTAAGAAAACTCCTTGTAATATTGTCAAAATGGAAGTTCTTTCAAAAAGGTATGGTTGGACTCCTACACAAATAAGAGAACAAAATGATGATGATTTAAAAATGTATTTAAGAATCATTTCAGAACAAAACTTTCTAGAATTAAGAGAACTGAAGAAACTAAATAAAAAAAGATAGAAAAATAAAATTAAAAGATGGCTCAATCTCAAACACTACAAATAATATTAGACCTTAAAGATAAGGCATCAAAAGAACTTCAAAAAGGCTTTGGGGGTCAGTTAAAAAATGTAGAAAAAGATTTGAGGCAGGTTAGAAAAACAAGTGCTATTGCTTTTGGTGCAATTGCAGGAGGAGTAGCTCTGGCTGTTAGACAGTTCGCTAAGTTTGAGCAGGCAGAAGTTGCTTTTGAATCTATGCTTGGTTCTGCAACAGAGGCAAAAGATTTGATTAAAGATTTGGCTGAATTTTCTGCAAAAACACCTTTTCAATTTGAAGATATAGTTCAGGCTACACGAACTCTTATTGCCTTTGGATTTAGTGCAGAGGGTGCAAAGGACAGTTTGCAATTCTTGGGAGATATATCTGCTGGTGCTCAAATTCCTTTAGCAGAATTATCACAGATATTCGGTAAGATTAAAACAAAGGGAAAAGCTATGACAGAGGAATTACTACAACTTTCAGAGAGGGGTATTCCTATTATTGATGCATTAGCAAAAGAATTCGGAGTTACAAAAGAGGCTATATTTGAAATGGCTTCTAAAGGAGAACTTTCTTTTGAGAAGATTGAGGACTCTTTAAGAGGATTAACATCAGAAGGTGGAATATTCAAAGACCAGATGGTTAAACAATCTCAAACTGTTACTGGTTTATTCTCTACAATGAAAGATAATATAACTCTTTTAATGGCAGAGATTGGAAAGATATTTGCAGAATCGTCTGGGGGTTTGATTAGGAATATTACTTCCATTGTGGGGAAAATGAAAGAATGGATTAAACAAAATCCTCTTTTAGTTAAATTAATTGTTACTTTGACTTTATCGCTTTCGGCTTTCTTAGTTTTACTTACTGGTATGGGTATTTTAATCCCCAAAGTCCTTGTAGGAATAGGCTTTTTACAAGGAGCTTTTGCTAAATTAGGAATATCAATTAGTGCATCACTTGGTCCAATCTCTCTGCTAATCGTAGCTCTAAGTGCTATCGCTTTTTATATAGAAGGTCGTGCATCTTCAAGTATAAGGACAATGACAAGTGCTTTAGAGGGATTAAGCATCAAATCAAATGAGAATATAAAATCGCTTTATGCTTTACGAGATGGGACTGATAAATACACCACAACAATAGATACTCTTTCTGGGGAAATTAAAGGATTAGAAAAAGAAATGTCAGTTGTTGGAGAGAGTATGCAAAAGATTAATAAGCAAATTGCAGACGCAGTTAAAGATAGTAATGATAGACAGGCAAAAATTAAAATGTCTACTGCTCAACTTTTTATAGACCAAGAAGAAAAGGTCGCTAAAATTACAGAAGAAATAGCAAATAAAAAAGAGGAATTAAAAGAGGCAAAAAGTCAGGAGCAGAGTGCAAGAGCAAGGAGAGATAAAGAGGAGGAAATTAGTATTTTACAGGGACAATTAGAACAAGAGAGTATGGCTTTGCAAGGTGCTGGGATATTCAAACAGGGATTGGAGGCTGAATTTACAGAGGCAAAGAGGAGAGCCGGACTTACTGAATTTGAAAGAAGGTTGGAAGATTTAAAAGTGGAGAGTGAACAAGAAAAACTTAGATTGGCAGGAAAAATTCAAGCTTTAGAAATAGAAAAGATTGCAGTTGTAGAACAACAAAAAGAAATTGCTAAAGTAATTACTGAAAAAAGAGATGAAATTAAAAATCAAGAATCTTCAAGAGTTGAGGCAG